AAAAGTTACAACTACTAATACATGATGAGAGTGGTAAATGGTTAGCTCCAGATAACATTCTAAATAACTGGAGAGTTACAAAGACTTGTCTACGATTAGGTAGTAGAATTATTGGAAAGTGTCTTATGGGGTCAACACCTAATGCGTTAGCAAAAGGTGGTTCTAACTTTAAGAAACTGTATGAGGATTCTAATATAAAAACTAGAAACAATAACGGACAGACTAAGTCTGGGATGTATGCTCTATATATACCTATGGAGTGGAACTTTGAGGGATACATAGATATATACGGTATGCCAGTATTTAGAGAGCCATCTAAGCCAATGAAAAGTATAGATGGATCTATGATAAAAACTGGAGCTGTTGATTACTGGGAGAATGAGGTTGAGTCATTAAAAGGAGATGCCGATGCGCTTAATGAGTTCTATAGGCAGTTCTCTAGGACAGAGTCTCACGCATTCAGGGACGAGAGCAAGTCATCCATATTCAATCTAACAAAGATATACCAGCAGATAGACTACAACGACTCACTTATAAAGGATAGGGTTCTAACTAGAGGATCTTTCAGTTGGCTCAACGGAGAGAAGGACACGAGGGTTGTGTGGACGCCAGACACAAGGGGAAGGTTCCTAGTGTCCTGGATACCAAGTAATCAGATGCAGAACAATGTCATCAACAAGAACGGGATGAGGTACCCAGGGAACGACCACATCGGTGCGTTTGGTTGTGACCCTTACGATATCTCTGGGACAGTTGGTGGTGGTGGATCTAACGGATCACTTCATGGACTCACCAAGTTCAATATGGACGATGCTCCTAGTAACCACTTCTTCCTTGAGTACATAGCAAGGCCACAGACTGCAGAGATATTCTTTGAGGAGGTACTGATGGCGTGTGTGTTCTACGGGATGCCTATACTTGTTGAGAACAATAAGCCAAGACTTCTATATCATCTAAAGAATAGAGGTTATAGGGGATTCTCAATGAATAGGCCAGATAAGCACGTAACGAATCTATCTAAGACAGAGAAAGAACTTGGAGGTATACCTAACTCATCTGAGGACGTTAAGCAGTCACATGCGGCTGCAATTGAGTCTTATATAGAGAAGTATGTGGGTCTAGATATGGAGGGTACATATAGAGATTCTGATGAGATGGGTGACATGTATTTTACTAGAACTATTGAGGAATGGGCTAAGTTTGATATTAATAATCGTACAAAGTTTGATGCTGCAATTAGTTCTGGACTAGCTATAATGGCTAATCAAAAGAATGTTTATCTTACGGCAAAAAAAGAATCGAAATTAAGCATTACCTTTGCGAAATATAATAACAACGGAAGATATAGTGAAATTATAAAATAGTGGCATATTTATATAGACATATTAGATTAGATAAAAATATACCATTCTACATAGGAATAGGTATAGATAGTAATTACTATAGAGCTAATTCTAAAAAAAGTAGAAATGATCACTGGAATAAAATAGTAAATAAAACAGAATACGAAGTAGAGATACTATTTGAACACGAAGATTATAATTTTATAAAAGAGAAGGAAAAAGAATTTATATCTCTATACGGTAGAAAAGATACCAATAATGGTATGTTAGTTAATAAGACTGATGGTGGAGATGGTTGTTTAGGATTAATTCATTCAGATGAAGCTAAATTAAAAATGAGTATTCCAAACAAAGGTAAAATAATTTCTGAAGAACAAAAGAGAAAAGTTTCTGAATTTCACAAAGGAAAATTTGTAAGTAAGGAAACAAGATTAAAAATTTCAGAAGCTAATAAAGGAGAAAAAAGTTCAAGATACGGTAAAACTATTTCTGAAAACACTCGAAAAAAAATGATAAGTTCTGCGAAAAGAGGTTCTGAAAACTTTTCTTCTAAATTAACTGAAGAAGATGTAATATCTATTAGGAAAATATATGAAAATAAAGAACATTCTCATTCTAAATTAGCTAAAATTTACGGAGTGTCAAAAAATAATATAGGATCTATATTAAACAGAAATACTTGGAAACATATATAAATGAAAGAAGTAAAAATAAATATACCTGCTACATCATTTCCTGACCAGTTTGCGTCAGATAAAGAAAAAGAATCTTATGAATATGGATTGCAAATTGGAGCTTCTATCCAATACGAGTGGTTCAGAAAAGATAATCATAATTCAAGATTTTATAATCAGTGGGGAGACTTCCATAGATTAAGACTGTATGCAAGAGGAGAACAATCAGTAGCCAAGTATAAAAATGAGATGGCTGTTGACGGTGATCTTAGTCACCTTAATCTAGACTGGACTCCAGTACCTATCATACCTAAGTTTGTTGATGTTGTTGTTAACGGAATGAATGATAGGCTATTCAAAGTTAGAGCATACGCACAGGACTCAATATCACTACAGAAAAAGACAAAGTATCAGGACATGATACAGGCAGATATGCTTTCAAAAGATATCCTTACAGGAATTAAGGAGAATCTAGGAGTAGATGCATTCGATACAAATCCAGATGAACTTCCAGAGAACGATGAAGAACTTGCTCTATATATGGAACTTAAGTACAAGCCAGCTATAGAAATTGCAGAAGAGGAAGCTATAAATACAGTTCTAGAACAGAACAACTATAACGAGACAAGAAAGAGAATAGATTATGATATTGCTACTCTAGGAATAGGAGTTGCAAAGCATATGTTTCTTCCAGGAGCTGGTGTTAAGATTGAATATGTAGATCCAGCAAATATAGTACATAGCTATACAGAGGATCCAAACTTTAAGGACTGCTTCTATTGGGGAGAGATCAAAACAGTTCCTATAACAGAACTTGTAAAAATAGATCCTAGTTTAACTAATGAACAACTTGAAGAGATTTCTAAGTATAGTCAGTCTTGGTATAACTATTATAATTCATCCCAGTTTTATAGTAACAGCCTCTTTAGTAAGGACGCTGCTACTCTGTTGTATTTCAATTATAAGACAACAAAAAAGATAGTATATAAAAAGAAGAATCTTGATAATGGAAACTTCAAAATAATAGATAAGGAAGATACGTTCAATCCTCCACAGGATATGATGGACGAAGGAAATTTTGAAAAGATAGAGAAGACAATTGACGTGTGGTACGATGGTATCATGGTAATGGGTACAAATATAATGCTTAGATGGGAACTATCTAGGAATATGGTTAGACCTAAGTCAGCATCTCAACGCGCAATGCCTAACTATATAGCAGTTGCTCCTAGAATGTACAAGGGAGCAATAGAGTCTTTAGTTAAGAGAATGATACCATTTGCTGATCTTATACAGGTAACACACTTAAAATTACAACAGGTCATATCTAAAGTAGTTCCAGACGGTGTATTTATTGATGCTGATGGTATTAATGAGGTTGACTTAGGAAATGGTGCAGCATACTCTCCAGAGGACGCTCTTAGACTATACTTCCAGACTGGTAGTGTTATCGGTAGAAGTTATACTGGAGATGGTGAATTTAATAACGCAAGGGTTCCTATACAAGAGCTTAACTCTAATAGTGGACAGGCTAAGATAGCTAGTCTTGTAGGAAGTTATAACCATTACCTAGGAATGATTAGAGACGTTACTGGATTAAACGAAGCTAGAGATGGATCTATGCCAGATCCAAACTCCTTAGTTGGAGTACAGAAACTAGCTGCTCTTAATTCAAATACAGCTACAAGACATATATTGGAATCTAGTTTATATATTACAAGAACATTATCAGAAGCAATATCATGTAGAGTTGCAGATATACTAGAGTATTCAGACTTTAAGGAAGAGTTTATATTACAAATAGGTAAATACAATGTAAGTATACTTGAGGATATCAAGGACCTTCACATTTATGACTTTGGAATATTTATAGAGGTGGCTCCAGATGAAGAAGAGAAAGCTCAATTAGAGGCAAATATTCAGATGGCATTATCAAGAGACTCTATATATTTAGAGGATGCCATAGATATTAGAGAGATAAGAAATCTTAAGCTAGCTAATCAACTTCTTAAACTTCAGAGAAAGAAGAAAGAGGAGACAGTGCAAAAGAATCAGCAAGCTCAGCAGCAGATGCAAGGTCAGATTCAGCAACAGTCTCAACAGGCTGCGGCTCAAAGTGCATTACAGGCAATACAAGCAGAGACACAATCTAAGATGCAAATTAAGCAGGCAGAGGTTGGGTTTGATATTGAGAAACTTAAGCAGGAGGCACAACTTAAGATGGAGCTTATGAGAATGGAATTTGATCTACAGATGCAACTAAAAGGAATTGAGACAGAGCAGATTAACCAAAAAGATAATCTTAAAGAAAAAGCAAAAGATAAAAGAATAAGTATACAGAATACACAACAATCAAAGTTAATTGATCAGCGTAAGAATAATCTTCCACCAGTTAATTTTGAATCTAATGAGGATAGTTTGGACGGATTTGATATGTCTGAATTTGAACCTAGATAATTACTAACTTTGCAAAAAATTAAATCAAATGGAAAATTTCACAGTTAGAGATATAGGTATCTCTGAGCAAAAGTCTGTTCAAGAAATAGAACAACAGTTGTTAGATCAACACGAGGAAAAATTAAGTCAAGATGTTCAACAGGAAGAACCGTTCATTGCAACTGAACAGATAGAGCCAAATGAACTAAAAGATGAGGATGTACTTTCGTACATTAAGAATAGATATAATAAAGAAGTAAACTCAATTGATGAGTTATTTCAAAAGAGAGAAGAGGCAGAAGAATTACCAGGTGATGTATCTGCTTATTTCAAATATAAAAAAGAGACTGGACGTGGAATTGAAGACTTTGTTAAATTAAACAGAGATTATGATTCAATGGATTCAGACTCATTATTAGCAGAGTACTATTCACAGACAGATGAAGATCTAGATGATGAGGACATAGCTTATTTGATTGAGGATAAGTTTTCGTATGACGAGGACTTAGATGATCCGAAGGATATTAAGAAAAAAGAACTCGCTAAAAAGAAAGAGCTTGCTAAGGCTAAGAAGTACTTTGAGGATTCAAAGGAGGCTTATAAGATACCAGTTGAGTCAACTGGAGGTCTTGTCTCTGATGACGAGAAGGAGACTTACAATGCCTACAAGAAATACGTTCAAGATTCGCAGAGTCAACAAGAAGAAAATTACAGAAAATCTGAGTATTTTCAAAAGAAGACCGAGGAGCTTTTCTCTGATGATTTCAAAGGTTTTGATTTCGTTATAGGAGATAAGACAGTTAAGTTTTCACCTGGAGATGTTAAGGAGACTAAGAAAATTCAGTCAGATGTTTCAAACTTCATATCTAAGTATATAGATGCGAATGGAATGATATCTGATCCTGTTGGTTACCACAGATCATTAGCAGCTGCTATGAACCCAGAGAAGATGGCCACGTTCTTTTATGAACAGGGCAAGGCTGAAGCGTTATTAGATAATGCAAGAAAAATTAAGAATATTGACATGGATACCAGGAGTACTCCGCAGTCAATCAGCCAATCTGGTTTTAAAGTTGTAGCTACTGAAAGT